AAACCAAACCTCCCAAGAGATCAACATATATTTGCTCCTTCAGATATTCGTGCATTTTCTTCCCTTTCTTTCTTTTCTGCTCTTGCTTGCTTTCGCAATTCTTTCCTGCGCTCGTACTCCATCCGGCGGTCTAAGTTGGTCTTACGCGGCTTGGGCTTGTCCAACTTGTCACCAGCGGCGTACACAGGCGTCTGGTAACGTCCTACCGTATCTTGCCGCCAATCACAAATGTGAATCAAGCCTTGACCGTGTAACGCTCTTATCCACCGCCAAGAGGTCAAGATGGCTATCTCCAAAGTGTCAGCCAAGTCGTGAGCGCTCATCCGCCGTTCGTAATGCTGAAACAGCTTCCACGTCTTAGCCAAAATAATGTGATCGACCTGAATAAGTTTTTTAGGCATTGATAATCTTCCCCTTTTTTTGTTTCAATGTAGCCGCGATTGTGTCTAAGGCTTTGTCAAGCATCGCCAAAGTACACACTTCCATTTGTGCGTCATGCACCTCATAACCCGTTTTTATGGCTGAAAGTTCCTCGCCACGGCAAACGAACCTATCGTTTAACTCAAGAGACCGCTTACAAACAGCGTACAGGGCGCTAGAAGCGTCTAAAACTAGCTGTCGGTACTCTGACCCTACCCCAAGCATACAAAGCGCCTCAGCGACGTTTATGACCCCAATGATTATGTCGGCTTCTTGTCGTGTTGCCGTGCCCTTGGTCAGCGAGTCCAAGGCGCTCATGTTTTTCAGGTGCATGGTGACGTATTCGGACTCCTTAGCGGATACCTTGGTCATGCCTGTGACAACCCAGTTCATTGTGTCAAGGCGCACACCCTTTGGTTTGTATTTTGACTTCTTACGCATCTCAGATTCCCAGTGAGAACTGTTTTGTTCTTTCGGCTTGCAACGGCGCATATTCTGGGTTTAACTCACAACCCAAATACTGCCTGCCAAGGTTCTGAGCAACCTGTGCCGTCGTGCCGCTACCCATAAACGGGTCAAGTACAACGCCGCCCTGTGGAGCGCCAGCCATGATGCACGGCTCAATCAACTCTTGTGGGAATACAGCAAAGTGTGCGCCTTTGTATGGCTTTGTGTTAACCGTCCAAACACTACGCTTGTTTGCCACCTCATAAGACTTCTCAAGACCGCTGTGCGGCTGTAAACCAGAACCCTCGTTGTGGTACTTGCCGTCAGACCTGTCCCGCGTACCCCAATCTTGCTTTACGGGGTCTTTGATGGCATCGGCGTCGTAGTAATATTTTTGCGACTTGCTCATCAGGAAAATGTATTCATGCGCCTTAGTGCAACGGTCTTGGACTGACTCAGGCATGGGGTTTGGTTTGTGCCAAATAATGTCTTGGCGTAAGTACCATCCATCTGCGCGCAAAGCAAAGGCAAGCATCCAAGGTATGCCGATTAAGTCTTTTGGCTTGCATCCATTTGGAACTAAACCGCTTGCTTTTGTGTGTTCCATGTGGCGTTCGTTGTGGGTCTTTCCAAGGTTCCCCGCTGTCCCTTTGCCGCTTCCAGCATAACTATCCCCAATATTCAGCCACAGCGTCCCATCGTCCTCCAGCACGTCCCACACACAGCGGAACACTTCAACCATTGCGGCAATGTATTGCTCTGGCGTTTCTTCCAAACCAATCTGACCGTCGTGTCCATAGTCACGCAAGCCAAAGTAAGGTGGGCTGGTCACACAGGTTTGGGCTTTTATGCCCTGCTGTTTCCACCGACGCATTATTTCGCGGCAATCGCCAAACTCAATTTGGTTATCCATTTTTTACCCCCAGAATTCCCTTGGTCATCTCTCGGATGTGCGCTGGCATTGGAACGGCTTTCTTCCTGTCAGCCATGATCTGCTTGAGCGCGGCGTCTTGGTTGGCTGGTGCTGGCACAGTAGTCCGAGCAACGTCAGCCGCAACTTGGGCAAACGTCTGCTTTTCTTTCACCCAGTCAGCGTTAAACCCAGTCCAGCCCCTAGCGCATATTTCTGCCAAGGCGTCCTCAAGAGACCAGCCAGCCTTTTCTGCTTGGTTGCGAATCTTCGTGATGACCGTATCGCTGACAGGAGCCTTCTTAGCTTTACGCTGTTTGACAAAATCATCCCAAACAGATTGTGATACGCCGTCAGGCGGTGTATTACTTGGTTTATGGTTATTGGTTATTGGTTTATGGTTAGGTGGCGATTCGTCAACGACTTGTGCACGGTTCGTGCGATTCTCTCTACGCTTCGCCTCCCTTTCTATGGCAATCGTTTTGTTTTTGTCTGCCTTTGAGTGGTAGTCAAGTAATTCAGCAAGGATTCTTTCTTGCACATACTCGCCATCTTCACCGAGCGTGAAGAACCGACTTAAGACAAATTTGACAGCCTCAATCTCGGCTTCTGTGCTTGCCCATGTCCATTCAATTGCTTGCTCAAGCGTTGGGAACTTTTCACGGTCGTAACACGAATCAATAAGAAGCGTGTACGCGCCGTGCTGGAGCATGGTCAAGCGACCAGTCTTTTTAGCGTAGTCGCCAAGATTTCTTTTGTAGTAGTGCATATTGCTCACCTTTTCATCGCTCCCTAGATGAAAGAAACAACGGCGGGAGAGGGAGGAACTCCATTCGGTCTGCTCATGACTTCAGACCTAGCCGCGTTTCAAACTATTATAGCCCAAAATTTGGGTCTGTCACCCACTTTGGCTTCTTCCAACCATCATCACAGTCAAAACAACAAACATCTGCACTGGTGTCTTCGCAGTCGTATGTAAATTCATCAGGCTTGTCTTGCCGCTGAAACGCGCTCCCACTACTAGCCTTTTTTATCTCAACACTGTACGGGTCAACGTAAAAATCAATCTGGTCAAACAGTTGATGTAGGCTATCCCCGAAAGCAAAACCAACCCACCCGTTTGGGACTCCTTTCTCCATTACTCTAAAGTGATAGGCAATCATTATTTAAACTCCTGTTGTTTACTCATCTCAAATTCAATCAGCATATCAATGCAATGCTTGGCCTTTTCCAAGTCTTGCAACCCGCCCTTGTCTCGAAAACGGGTTATGTACTTGATGGCGGTGTGCTGGCAAGCGTCTAGCTTGTTTGCCATGCTGTATTGCATTGGCTGTATAGCCAGCCCTTGATAGTGCGTTCCAGCAATTTGTCTGTCGTATGCGCTCATCAGTCTGTGCCTCCAAAGTTTTCCTTGTTTAAGTCGTTGCGCTGAATGGACTCAATCGCCATCACGCAGTTGTATTGCAGGCTGTTCAGCCACAGCACAGCCTCAATCTCTGTGTCGGGCTGTTGCCGCACCAGCGCGTTTAGGTCTGCCATAAAGTTATTCCAAGTTTCCACGGTCGCCTCCTATGTTGGCTCAACTATGACCCACAAAATTATTTTTGAAAATTAGGGAAAACCCCTAGAACAGATTGTGTTTTTTCTATGCCATAATTAACACATCGCAACACAAACAGGGGATTGAAATGACCGAATGGACAATAGAGCAAGCATTTGAGACGGTAATGGCATCGACCAAGACTGACTCCAAAGGTCGCTTGATTGGCTACATCATTGGCATGAACGACAACGGCGTTGAGTTTGCCGCTTGGGTTCAAAACGCACGCAAGGTAAATGGCAAGTGGGTTGCGTTTGGCGCTACTCAGCGCTCCAAAAGGTTTGAATCACAGGCAAAGGCTACGGTGTGGGCATACCTTACAGCACGCGACCGAATCGAAAAACTTTAAACCAACGGGGCGCAAGCCCCACTTTTAGGGAGACAGCAACATGAGAGCAATCATTACATCAGCAATGAAGATCGACGAGTTGGCTTATGACTTGGAAAACATTGCAAGCGACGACAACAAAAAAGTCGAAGACTACACCGACTCTGAAATCTTGCATGAGGCAAAACACGTCCTTGGTTTGTTCTTGGATGAGACTAACCCGCATTGGAACAACGAAGACCTGCGCGGAGAGAACGGGTTAGATCAACAGCAGTGGGCGCGTGGCGAGGTACGCAAACTCAAGGCGCTCATCAAGAAGTACAGCTAATCCAGCAGGGCGAAAGCCCTGTTGTCTATTAGGGAAAACCCCTAGAAATATCTTGGTTTTTCTATGTCATAATTAACACATAGAAACACAAAAGGGAGAAACAAAATGGAATTAGAGCAAACTTACACTTTAGAAAACTTGGTTGAACTAGAAGACAACGGCATTTTGCCGCGTGGCTACGGGTTCAAAATCCAAGGCGGCAAGACAGTTTATAAGTCAATCGGAGAGCAATGGCGACGGTCTGGCAGTCCGACTTATTTAAGCAGTGTTGGGTTTGATGAGCATGAGTCATGGGCGGACGAAAAAAAGCGCCGCTACGTTTCTGCTGACACGCAAATTGAACTTGTACAACTTTAAGGAGAAACCGAATGAAGAAAAAACTTTACACGTTGAATGAGCAAGGTCAGGCTTTGCTCAAGACGTTGGTAGACCCATACTCATCGTTTTACATCGATGCTGTTATGGATTTGGAGGAGGCCATTGAGAATGAGGATATGCCGCACTTTGAGGGCACTATTTTCGGTGGTGAGTTGTTTGACGAAATCAAAAGGGAATTCAAATGAGCGTACATAAAAAACTGATGCAAGCACGCATCCAACTGCAAGGCACGAAACTGAGCAAGTCAGGCAAGAACAAGTTTGCTGGCTACTCTTACTTTGAACTGGGAGACTTCCTGCCAACCATTCAGGACATATTCCACCAGATCGGTCTGTGCGGCTTTGTATCGTTTGGCAAGGACTTGGCTACCCTGACTATCACAGATGTTGAGGGCGGTGGTGAAATCCTGATTACTAGCCCAATGGCAGAGGCCAACCTTAAAGGCACGCACCCAATCCAAAACCTTGGCGCGGTGGAGACCTACAACCGCCGTTACTTGTGGATGGCGGCAATGGAGATTGTGGAACACGACATTCTAGACGCCAGCAAGCCTTTGGAAGAAAAGCAAGCCCCAGTCATCACACCCAACCAAGGCGCGCAGGAAAACGTATCAGCCGCTGAAATGGACGAACTGCGAGACATTGCAGAATTGTTAAAAGAAACCGTTGTTACAAACCCAGCACACGCTCGGGAAGTTGTAGCGCAAGCAAACCTCGATGAACCACAAAAGTTGGCGCTGTGGACATTGTTGGACTCTAAAACCCGCGCCGCACTCAAGAAAAAGGATTAAA